TGGACCCGTTGAAAAGGTCTCGTGAAAAAGTCACGAAAACGTCTCGATAGCACTGTGCAGTTGATCACGCTCGCGCGGGATCTCGACACAGTGGAGATCCCGAAAAGCGTGACGTTGACTCCCGAGGAAGCGCAATTGTGGCCGGAATTCGCCTCTGCGAGAGCGCGCAGCGATTGGCGGCGGATGGACCTGGTTCTGCTCGCGAAGATCGTGAAACTGGAGGCGATGATCCGCAAACAGCAGGCGGTGCTCGACGCAACGGACCTGGTCATGGGAGGGCCGAAGGGCCGGATCAAAGTGAACCCCCTCATCACGATCATCGACAAGTTGCAGCGTCAGCAGTTGGCGTTGATCCGCGTGCTATCGCTGACGAACAAAGAGGACGCGCGCGTGGTGGCAGGGCGCGAAGCACGCATGCGCACGCTCACGCAGGCGCTGGAGAATGACGAAGATGGGCTTTATGCGAGGCCGCAATGAGGCGAAAAGATTTGACCGGCAATTGCCAGCCGGGATCCTAGCGGCGATCAAGAGCGGGCACGTGCCGAGATTCCGGGAGTGGCGCAAGCTCCCGGTCGCGAAGTTGACGCAGGGCGAGAGGGTGTGCCGCTTCATCGAGCGCGAGGTTGCCGTGCCGGAGGGCCCGCGGGTCGGGCGCCCGATGCGGCTCTTACCGTTTCAAGAGGCCTTCGTGCTCGCGCTTTTTGACGGGCCCGAGCGTGCGAGGAAGGCGATTCTCTCGGTGGGTCGCAAGAGCGGCAAGACTGCGTTGACCTCGGCGATCTTGCTCGCCTTCATGTTCATGGAAGGGTTGTGTTCAAGGAATTCCAGAATCAACAGTGCCGCACTTTCGCGGGATCAAGCTGCGCTCGTTTTCAACTATATGAGGAAATCCGTGATGCTCTCGCCCAGGCAGACGGAGTACTCGAGGATCACGGAGAGCGGGAAGCAGATCACGAGTTTGAATACCGGCATCGAATACAAAGCCCTCGCCGCCGAGGCCGGCAAGGCGATGGGCCTGTCGCCGGCGGTCGTCGTCGGCGACGAGTGGGGCCAGGTCGTCGGCCCTTCGCACCCGTTCATCGACGCGCTCCTGACTTCGCAGGGCGCGCACGAGGCGCCGCTCGCGATCGTGATCAGCACGCAGGCTCCGTCCGACGCCGATTGGCTCTCGCTGCAGATCGATGATGCGATCCGCAACCCGGCGCCGGACGTGGTCTGCCACCTGTACACGGCGGACGCAGGTCTGGAGCTCGGTGACCCGAAGGCCTGGGCGCAGGCGTGCCCGGCGCTGGGCGAGTTCCGAAGCCGCAAGGACGTGGAGCTACTGGCGAAGCAGGCCGCGCGCCTGCCGGTCGCAGAGAGCTCGTTTCGCAATCTGATCCTGAATCAGCGCGTCGCGCTCGAGTCGCTGTGGCTCGCGCCCGGGGTCTGGAAGCTGAACGGCGACACGCCCGACCCGGCGATCTTCCGCGACGGGCGTACCGTATCCGCCGGCCTCGACCTCTCGCAGAGGAACGACTTGACTGCCTGCGTCCTGGCGGCGAAGGACGACGCGGGCGGCGTGCACCTGATCCCGTTCGTGTTCACGCCGATGACCGGCATCAGGGAGCGGGAGCTGCGCGATCGTGCGCCCTATAGCGCATGGGTCGAGCACGGGCATTTGATCGCAGTGCCCGGCGCGACGATCGATTACGACTGGCTCTTTCAGTACCTGCGCGTGCGCCTGGACGACATGCAGATCAAGGTCGACGTCTGCGCCTTCGACCGCTGGCGCATCAACGAGGCAAGATCGGCCGCTGAGCGCAACGGCTTCGTGGTCAACGTCTGGAGCGAGGTCGGGCAGGGTTTTCAGTCCATGAGCCCGCGCGTCGAGCACTTCGAGACCCTGCTCCTGCAGGGGCGCATCCGCCACGGCGCGCACCCGCTGCTCAACATGGCGGCCTCGAACGCGATCGCAGTCAAGGACGCGGCCGGCAACCGCAAGCTCGACAAGGCGAAGAGTACGCAGCGGATCGACCCGATCGTCGCCGCGGTCATGGCGGCGGGCGTTTTCATGGTGGAGGCGCCGGCGTTCGACGTGGCGGCGTTTATCGCCTGACACCGTTGCGGCTTTTTTCGTAACGCTATCAAAAGCGTGAGCGATGAGCGCGCGGCGCGTGTTTTTTTCGCGTAGTATGCCGTTCTCATGGACACACGGCAGCGCCCGCAGCGGGACGAACGCGAGAAGCGGCTGCCGCCGTATCCCCTGAAGTCGGGCAACGGTGCGCTCATCCTGAGCGGTAACTCCGGCCCTCGCATGAGCGAGGCCGTGCATGTCCGAGAGCATCGTCACTAGCGACACCAAGGAACTCCCTCTCACCGTCGAGAAGTCGAGCGCGCCCGAGTTCGATGCGCGCTTCGTGCTCTCTGCCGCCTCTCCCGATCGCGTCAACGACACGATCGCGCCGGCTGCCTACAAGTCGCTGCTGGGCAAGCGTTACACCGCCTGCTGGGACCACAAGCACGACAAGGTCATCGGCTACTGGGACAACCTGAAGGCGATCGGCGACCGGCTGGTCGGCGACCTGAAGTGCATCCCGACCAGCGTCGGCCAGATGGCGAAGCTGTGCCTCGCCGAAGGCGTGCCGCTCTGCGCCTCGATCGGCTTCATCGGCAAGGGCGAGAGGAACGACAAGGGCGGCGTTCACTTCACGCAGCTCGAGCTGGGCGAGGTGTCCCTCGTCATCTTTCCCGCGCATGAGCGCGCGGTGCAGATCGCCAAGTCATTCGGTATCACCCTGCCGGACCCCGCTGGGCAAGTGCCCGTGAGCGGCGGCCCGGCTCCGCAGTCACTCGCGGCAAGTGCCGCTCGCAGTCACTCCAGGAGTAAGAGCATGGGCAAGACCATTTCCGAGCTCGTAGTCGAGACGCAGAACGCGCAGGTGGCCGCGCGCGACCGCCTGGCCGAGCAGACATCGAAGTTAGGCGACATCGAATCGCCCACCAGCGACGAATTCATCACCCAGAAGGCGCTCGTCGACCAGATTGACGCCGAGCTGCAGGCGATCGACGGCAAGCTTGCGACCTTCAAAAGCGCTGAAACGAGACTTGCTGCGGGAGCTCTCGCGACGAAGAGCGCGCAGGTCCTCCGGCGGGACTCCGTGAAGGACACCGAGAACCTGCTCGGCAAGCTCGCGCTCGTCGTCTACGAGTCGCGCGTCAAGGGCATGTCGATGGAGCAGGTCGCGCACGAGCGCTTCCCGAATTCCGATGCGGTCGAGACGCTGGTGAAGGCCGCGCAGAATCCGGCTACGACGTTCACGCCAGGCTATGCCCAGGAGCTGACCCGCATCGGCTACGGGCAACTGCAGGAGCAACTGCGCGCCGAGGCCCTGCTGCCGAGGATTACGCCCGCCGCGAACAACTACACCTTCGACGGCTCGGCTTCGATCTACGTGCCGACGCGCCTTGGGACGCTGACCGACGCATCCGGCGCATTCCGCAAAGAGGGCGACCCGATCCCGGTGAAGGGACTCACCTTCGGCTCGAAGAGCCTCACGCCGAAATCTCTCGGCGTCATCCTGACCGCGACCGAGGAAATGCTGCGCCGCTCGGTGATCGATCTGGCGTCCTATTTTCAAACCGCAATGGTTCAGGACACGGCCTACGCGCTCGACGTGCTGTTTCTCAGCAACACGGCGGGCAGCGCGATCGCGCCTGCGGGCATCCGCAACGGGCTCGTGGCGGGCGACACGCGCGCCTCGACCGGCGCCTCGGCATCGCAGATCACGACCGATCTCAAGGTCATGCTCTCGGCAATGGCGAGCCAGAACATGGGATCGGCGTCACTGCGCTGGATCATGCATCCGAAGAACTGGTTTGCCGTCTCGATGCTGCTGACCGCAACCGGCGCGAAGCAGTTCCCCGAGACCTCGGCGAACCAGCTCGCGGGCATCCCGGTCGTCACCTCGACGACGATGGACCCGACCATCGTGCTCCTGGTCGATTTCAACCAGCTCGCCTTCGCGATGGGGAATCCCAGCTTCGTCGCCTCCAACGTGGCGACGCTGCATGAGGAGAACACGACGCCGCTGCCGATCGCCTCGGCGGGCACGCCCAACACGGTCGCCGCTCCGGTGCGCTCGCTCTATCAGACGAACTCGTGGGCGCTGCGCATGATCATGGACGTGGACTGGATGAAGCTTCGCACGCCCGGCCCGGTCCAGGAGCTCACCGCAGTCGCATGGTAGGGAATGAAACTCGTGCTCGCCGCGCTGCTTCTCGGTGCGGTGAGCGCGTGCATCAGCGTGCGCATCGAATCCCCGTGCGAAGTGGGAACCCTCATCGATTTCGGTGCGGTCGAGATCCGCACGTGCAGACCGCACAAGCCCGAGTCCTTCAACGCAGCACCAACGATAGCAAGGAGGTAGTGACATGCCACAAGAGTTTTTTCTGAAGCTCGAACAGACAAGCGTGCCTGGTGTTGTCAAGGCGACTGCGGTCGAGGCGCCGCCTTCGATCTGGGGGCCGACAGATCCACGCCCCGGCTACGGGCCAACGCCTCCCGGCGGCGGGAGCATCTGGGAGCCGTTATTCCCCACTAACCCCATTGTCATACCGCCGATTGACGAGCCGCCCTCACCGCCAGAAGCCAAACTGACCTCCGTTTTCTCGCCGACGCACGGCAAGTGGGTCTACGGCTATCAGTTGGTGTCTGGCGCTGGGCCGAAGAAAGAAGACCCGTGCGAGCCGCCAGCCCCGCCGGGATATCAGTTCGCTTGGGTATTTGCCCCGCAATACAACGGCTGGGTTTGGGGCTATCAGCGTGAGAGCGGAGCAGGACCGAAGTAAGCCAACGGTTCCCCCGCACGCGGACGCGCTTGCAGGCTGCGCGCCCGCGTCTTTTTGAAGGAGCGACGCGAATGATCGAGTTCCTGGTTTATCTGCTCGTTCTCTGTCTCGTGTTCGGCTTGATCTATTACGCACTGGGTCTGCTGCCGTTGCAACCGCCCTTCAAAAACATCGTCATGGTCATCCTGATCCTGATCTTCATTCTGCTGCTGCTCGGCGCGATATTCGGGGCGCTCCCGCTCCCTAGATGGCCGCGCTACTGAAGGAGAAAGAGCTATGCGCACCGTCTGGGCGTTTGAACCGCTCGAGGAACTGAAGGACGTAACCGGCTACGTCGAGGTCGAGGACAAGCTGGCCGAGCTCCTGCTCTCGCAGGACCTGGTGCAGGACCCCTACGGCGCGGAGCCGCTGCGCTACATCGTGTCCCAGCGCACCGAGCGCCGTGCTCCCAAGACGGCAGGTAAGTCCGCGCAATACGACACCAAGGTGGTGACGCCGAAAGCGCCTGACAAACGTCGATGAGCGTCATAGGCCGCATCAAGTCGTGGCTCGCCGGCGGGTTCGAGGGCAGCTATCGCGGACCGGCTGTCGGCTATTCGCACTGGGACAATGCGTATCCGATCCCCTTCGGCGACGGCTATCAGGCGGGACTCACGCTCGATCAGCGCAGCGCGCAGAGCGTGCCGATCGCCTACGCGTGCGTCATGGCGACGGCGAAAGCGGTGGCAACCTGTCCGGCAGCGCACAAGGTCGTTCTCGAGTCTGGCAGGCGCGAGACCTCGACGACCTCGCCCGCCTCGCGTGTGCTGCGGAAGCCCAACGCCTACCAGACGTGGCCGCAGTTCATCCTGGACTGCGTGGCGACGATGCTCTTCGAGGGCGAGGCCTTCGTGCTGCTCCTGCGTGACGACCGCTACGCGGTGAACGCCATGCACCTCATGCCGCGGCGCACGTGCTCGCCGTACGTCGAGACGCTGACCGGCGAGCTCTTCTACTCGATCGGCGCTAACCCGATGCTGCCCGCGGGAATCGATGCCATGGCGCCCGCGCGCGACATCCTGCATCTGCGCCAGCACACGCCGCGCCATCCGCTGATCGGGGAGTCGCCGCTCACCGCGGCCGCGCTCGCGCTCGGCGTGAACGTCGCGCTGGCCGGCAACCAGGCGGCGTTCTTCGCGAACATGAACCGCCCGAGCGGCGTGCTCTCGAGCCCCGAGCCGCTCACCAAGGACCAGATGAAGATGCTGCGCGAAGCCTTCGACGAGCAGTCGCAGGGGCCGAACGCGGGAAAGATACCGGTGCTCGGCCGCGGCCTCACGTTCTCACAGATGGCGATCAGCTCGCAGGACGCGCAACTGATCGAGGCGCAGCGCATGTCGATCGAGGACGTGGCACGCTGCTTCGGCGTGCCGCTGCCGATGGTGGGCGATCTCAGCAAGGCGACGCTGAACAACGTCGAAGCAATGACCAATTTCTGGCTGGCGCACGGCCTGGGGTCGCTCCTGGAAAACCTCGAGCGCAGCTTCGATGCCGCGTTCAACCTGCCGGCTGACGAGTATGTCGAGTTCGACGAGCGCGCGCTCCTGCGCATGGACTACAAGTCGCGCATCGACGCGATCACCAAGGCGATACAGGGCGGGGTGATGTCGCCCAACGAAGGGCGCGACGGCGAAGGCCTGCCGCCCGTGGCCGGCGGCAATACCGTTTTCCTGCAGCAGCAGATGGTCTCCATCGACATGCTGGCCGACCTGCATGCTGCCGAGATCGCCGCGAAGAACCGGCCCGCCGCCGAGACGCCGCCCGCGCCCGATGACGAGGACGGCGAAGAGCCCGACGAGGACGAAGAAGAGGAAAAAGCGGCAGACCCGGAGATTACGAAGGCGCTCGTGCTCGAGCTGCGCTACCGCAAGAGGAAAGCGGCATGATCGAGAAAGCCATCGCGGCGGCGCTCGAGCCGCTGGTAGATGACATCGTCGCCCTGGAGAAACGCATCGAGCGGTTGCAGCTCGTGCCAGGGCCGCAGGGTGAGCCGGGCGTGCAGGGTATCCAGGGTGCGCCGGGCGCTGCGGGTGCCGCGGGCGCACAAGGTCCCCAGGGCGAGCCAGGGCCGCAGGGTGAGCCGGGCGTGCAGGGTATCCAGGGTGCGCCCGGTAAAACCGGACTACCCGGTGATCCGGGCGTCAACGGCGCGCCCGGTCTCGACGGCGCCGGCATCGCTGCCCCGCAGTGGGCGAAGGGCGCGGTCTATCGCAAGGGAACGTTCGTCGTCGCCAACCTCGGCCAGCACTTCGTCGCGCTGCAGGACACCGCGAGCCCGACCGACGAGCCCGAGCACTGGGCGCGGGTGGGCTCGGGCGGCTTTCGCCATCGCGGCACCTTCGAAAAGGACGCCGTTTACGCCGACGGTGATCTTTTCATGGATAACTACGGGACGTTCTGCATGGTGCATGGCGCCCCGGTGCTGCTCGCCGGGCGCGGCCCGGTCGGCAGGACGGGCGAGAAAGGGGCGCAAGGCCTGCCGGGCACGAACGGGCGTGACGGGGCCACGATCATCGGCGCCCAGGTCCAGGGCTTCAAGCTGGTCCTGGTGCAGCAGAACGGCGACGGCACGACCGATCACCTCGAGGCCGACTTCGGGCCGGCCTACCGCGAAGTGATGAAGAGCGCGCTCGAGGCGTCGCTGCCCGAGCTCATGCAGACCCTGTTCGATCTGCGCGACGACGTAGACACGCTGCTGCAGAACAGGAGACGCGCATCGTGACGACGCCGATCCTCCTGCCGCTCGACAAGGTGAAGGAGCTCCTCGGGATCACCGACATCGCATCAGACGTTGCCCTGACCGCGGCGCTGCCGGTCGTTACCGCGATGTTCGAGAACTACTGCAAGCGCGGGCTCGCCTACGTAGCGGACATGGTGGAGGAGCAGAGCATCGTCGCCGTGGAGCGCCTGCCGCTCTTCCGCTATCCCGTGGAAGCGGTCAGCGAGCTCCTGATAAACGGCGTCGCGCAGGCGCCCGCGCCGGTCGCGCCGCAGGTCGATTCAGCGCATGGCTTCATCTACATCGGCGCGTGCGGCTGGTGGGGGCGTTATCCCGGCTATGCGGGGTGGGGCTATCCGGGGAGTTTTGCGCGCGTCACCTACTCGGGCGGCTACGACCCGGATGACGTGCCCGCCGATCTCGCCGTGGCGTTCGCTCAGTGCTGCGCTGATTACGGGGGCGTGACTTATGCGAGCGGGGGTGCTTCGAGTTCTGGCGGCGGCGCTCCGCTCAAGTCTCTGGGTCTCGGCTCTGGCGCGCTCACCGTCTCGTTCGACACGTCTCAGGCGGCGGCGTCGAGCTACGACACCAGCAGCGTGCCGCCGCTACTCGCGCCGTATCTCTACACCATCGACGCCTATCGGCTGAAGAGCTACTGCTAATGGCACTCCCTCTTGTCGATTTCGCAGAGATCAGCGCGCTGTCGCAGGAGGCGATTGCGGTGTACGGGACGACCGTGGAATTCATCGAGCAAGGTGCCCCAACAGGTCGTCCGGTCAAGTGCGTGCTCTATCGCAACGTAGACCTGCTCGCGCTCTTGCAAGACGTGCAGGGCGAACCCGCGCGCCTGTTGCTCTCCCCCGCTGACTTCCAGCCGCCGAAGCGATTCCCGCAACAGTTCGACACGATTGTGGTGAGCGTCGGCGGCTTCAAGCGCATCTACTCGATTGACGACGTGCATTCGGTGCTCGCGGCGGACGAACTGCCGATGCTCATCGTGACGCTGAAAGGAAACTGATGAGCAGCGGCGTTGTTCGTTCATCCTTTCGCGCTGCCCTAACCGGACAGTTCCCGACACTGCCGGTATTCGAGACGCTCGCCGTGCGCGTTGACAACACGGCGCTGCCGGAATTGTGGGCGGCGACGGATTTCGTGCCGATCAGCGATCTGCCGATCTCCATCGGCGCGCCCGCCTGTCGGCGCGAGTTGGGCACGTTCCGCACCTACGTCGTAGGGCGCACTGGTGCGGGTGAGTTCAATGTCATCTGGATGGCGGATCAGATCGCCGCGTACTTCCGCAACTGGCGCGACGCTGCCAAACAGATTCGGGTGCAGAGCGTGATTCCGCCCGCGCCCTCCGAGTTTTCCGATGGACGATGGCTACTCCTGGCAATCGATTTTGCTTTTGCTCACGATTATTATGTTTAGAGTCCAATCCATTCCGAAAGCATGTCGCAATCGCCATTTCGCCTATGTCGATACTGACGCGAACGGCATGCCCTACTATGTCGGCAGCGGTGGCTACCGGCGCATACGCCTAGTCGCGCGCAAGAATTCGCCGCCCGCTGTAGATCGTGGGGCTCGCTCGATTGTCTGCGTCGGCGAGCGCGACTATTGCGAACTCATAGAGCGCCGATTGATTGAGGTTTACGGACTGCGGGCATCAGGCGGACTCTTGCTCAACCGCACTGCTGATGGTCGTGCGGGTGGCCCAAGGGGACGCCTCGTAACGGACGCGGCGCGCGCCAAGATTGCTGCGAGTCTACGCGGCCATGCTGTAAGTCCTGAAACGCGCGCCAAGATCGGTCGCGACAGCGCGGCGCGGTCCGTGGCGATTCGTGAAGCGACGGGACGAAGCGTGTCGCGTTTCGCAGCTGAGAGACGAGCATACGCTGCAGCAACGGGCGTCACTCTGCCGCTCAACAAGATCACCGCTGCCATGATCGCAGAGTGGAAATCGTTAAAAGGAGACTGCCATGCCGCTTAGTGCCGATTTAGTAAGGGTCGCCTTTGTCGAACTGACCGGCGCGCCCCCTGCTGTTCCCATTTCACCTGTGTTCTATGTCGCTCGTCTCACGGGCGAGGGCGTCGCCTTTGCGCCGACGGTGACGACCTCTAACGAGTTCGATGCGTCGGGCAACATTCGCGACTCGATCCTGACGGGCGGCGAATCGACCGGCGATCTCTCGCTCGAAGTCTCGGACCACGCTGCATTCGAGGAATACCTGCGCGCGGTGCTCGGCGGCGACTGGGTCACGGATGTCCTGGAGAACGGGTCAACGCTGCGACAGTATCTCTTGGAGAAAACCTTCCCCGACGTGCCGACTGCGGGCGAGGACTCCTATCACCGATTTGATAAGACCACGTTTTCCACGATGACGATCTCTATCGCGCCGGCAGAGCCGATCACCGGCAGCGTCGGCACAATCGGCGGTCCGCTCACGCTGGATACAGCGATCATCTCGGGTGCAACGTATCCCGATCCCGGCGTGGAGCCGGTACTGGTGCCGCAGAACGTCGTGGTCTCTGTCGGCGGCATTGCAGCGACGGCGTGCTTCTCGTCCGTGGAGCTTTCTTTCGACACCGGCAGTCGCGCGATCCAGTGCGTCGGCACGTTGGGCACGAAGGAGACTGTGCGCGGGCGTCTGGACGCGAAGATCAGCGCCACGCTCTATTACGCGGCAGACGAGCCGGTGCAGGCGCTCATCGATCAGACCGAATTCCCGGTGAGCGTGCAACTGAACGACGCGGCGGGCGCGATGGAGTATCTCTTCGAGTATCCGCGCTGCAAGATGACTGCCGCCCCCGTCGTCGCGTCGGGCACCAATACCGACGTGACTATCGCCATGGAGATTCAGGCGCTCTACGGCGAGGCGGAAGGCTACACGGTGCAGGTCACGCGCGCGCCTTCCGTAATCGCTACGACGGCGGAAAGCGGCTCCGAGGAAGTCGCTGAACCCGCGATGGCATGACGAATCCGCGCGACAAGTACGCCGTTGATCGTGCTGCGGAGAAGCAAGGCGCGGTCGTGCGCGTTGATGACATGGAGTTCACCGTGCGCTCTTGCGGCGAATCGAATCGCGGCTTCCGCTATGCGATGGGACTGGCCGCGAATCGCCGCCGCTCTGAGCTACAGGCAGCAGATGAAACGACCGCTTACGACATTCACGAATCGCTAATGATTCAGGCATTCGCGGATTGCGTCGTGCTCGGCTGGAAGAACGTGTCCAACGGCGACGGCCACGAACTGCCATTCAACCGAGAAGAGTGCGTGCGGCTGCTGGAGGACTGCCCGAAGGTGTGGGGCATCATCCGCGACGCCGCGCATGACGAGGAAAGGTTCCGCCCGCTCGCCGTCAAGGAGGACGGCGAGCAATTGGGAAAATCCTAATATGGCATCAGCAATACGGCAAGCATATCGGCCGTCTCGAGGCTGCGGTGAAACAGGGCAAGCGAGTCCCCGCGCTGGAGGCGCGACCGAAAGTCCCGCTGTGGCTGATGCCGGCGCTCGACGCGGCGTGTGATGTAGGCGTCAGGGCATCGTGGCGTGACGTGCGCGAATGGTGCGATTACTACGGGATAGAACTGGAATGGTTGCTGCCCGTGCTGCGGCGCGCGGCGGAAATGCTCGAAGGGCACATGGAGAAACTGAGGAAGCCGACACGTGCAAGCACTGCCCGCAGCGCCATCCCACGTCGTTCTTAGCTCGACGCAGAAAGGCGCGATCTACCGCGATGTTCTTCAGGTAGCCGAGAAGGACTACAAGCACCTGCTGCGCTCGATAGCGTTGGAGGAAGTCGGCGCGCAGGCGCAGATGGGCAACAAACCCACCGGCATGATCGTAGATGGCAGGCGCGGCGACATCGAGGACGTAACGCGTTCCATCGTCGTCTGGTTCGCTGATCGCAAGTCGATGTCGGACGCGATCATTGCTGCACGCGATGCGCTCGTCCGGGCCGGAAGGAGCGTGACGGGGCGCACGATTGGCGCGCTGTCGTTCTACTACAGCGTCGGCGCGGGGGGCGCAGTGACCCCGGGCGATCCGGCGGCGACGGCGGCGACGATTGCCAATCCTCACGCGCTCGATCTGTATGTGACGCTGCCGCTCGGGCACGTCCGGAAATGGCAATGGATGGGCGCGGGCGGCCAACGCCTGACGCGCCGCAGCCGAAACAAGAAATGGCGCTATCTCCAGCGCAAGCAAAAACCGATGGTCTCGCGCTCGGTGTTCGAAATCGCGCAGATTCAGACGCAGCGCCGTTTCCGTTCGCTCGATGTCGAGTACATCTATCTGTCGGTTCAGAACCTGAATCCGGGCGGCAGGACGAGCGTTGATCGTATCCCTGCGATCAAGGTGCGCATGAAGGTGCGCGGGCGGGGGCACTGATGGCCGAGACCACTACCCGGATTTACGAGCTACAGGTAAAGCTCGCGCAGGATTCGCTCGCGCAACTGAAGAAGCTGCAATCGAGCACGAGCAGCATCGAGCAGGGCTTCAAGGCTGCGGGCGATACCGTCAAGAATTTCGCTCTCGGTCTCGCGTCCGCTTTCTCGGTCGGCGCGCTCATCTCCGCGATTGACAGCGTAATCACCAAGTTCGATGACATGGCGGCGGCGGCGCAACGCATCGCCATGCCGATAGAGGATTTCTCCGCTCTCGCCTACGCCGCGAGTCAGGCGGACCTCGAGATGGCGGACCTCGAGATCGGGCTGAAGGAATTGCAGAAGTCGATGGTCGAGACGGAGACGAAGGGCGCGAAAGTGCTCGACGTGCTCAAGATCGACAAGACGAAACCGCAGATCGAAGTGCTGAAGGATTTCGCGGAAGCCTTCAAGACGATCCAGGACCCGGCGCTCCGCACGAATGCGCTGATCGAAGTGTTCGGCAAGTCCGGGCTGAAGCTGCGCCCGTTGCTGGAACAGGGCGCTGCTGGAATGCAGAAGCTCATCGAGACGGCGAAGGAATTAGGTCTCGTCGTCAGCGAGGACGCCGCGACGGCGTTCAGCGATCTGGACAACGCGATAAAGACTTCGCAGCAGCAGACGGCGGCGCTCGGCAAGGAAATGGTGCTCGGATTGCAGCCCGCGTTGATCGACATCCTCGGCGCGTTCACCGGGGCGAAAGAGGGGGCAAGCGCGTTTGAAGGCGTGGGCAAGGCGCTCGGCGTATTCCTGCGCGGACTCTCTGCCGTCGTGGTTGGCGTCGCGCATGGATTCCGCCAGCTAGGCGAAGTGATCTACGGCGTGATGATGACCGCCGCGAATCTGTTCATCGGCGAGCGCACGACCGCAAAGAGCTATTTCGATTCGATGCTCGCCAATCTGGAGAAAAATGATGCGGCCTACGCGCAGACGCAGAAGCAGATTCTCGGATTCAAGGACGCCACGGATGCGTCAGCCGAAGCGATCACCCATCACGAAGAAGCGGTAAAGAACAACGACAAGGCGATACGCAAGGCGCTCTCCACCGACGACAAGAAACCGAAGAAAAAGGAAAAGACGGAATACGAAAAGCTGACCGAATCGCTGGACGATCAGCTTGCCGCCTTGCAGCGCGTCGAGTCCGAGTATCCAGAACTCGACAAGGCGCTCGCGAAGTATGCCGAATCACTCGCGAAGCTCTCGCCGCAGGAAGCCGAACTCGCCTACATCCGCGTGCAGGAAATCGCCGCGATGGAACAGGCGAACAAGAAAACCAAAGAGCTTCGCGACGCGCGCGAGGAACTCGCCAACATCACGAAATCGCAGCAGACGGAATGGGAAAAGTATCTCGCCGATCTTCAGCGATACGAGGAGCTGATGGCGATCCTGCCAGAGCGCGAGGACGAACTGCGCGAAGCGATGCGCCGCCGCACCGATGCGTTCCGCGAGGCGAACGACAAGGTGCAGTACGGCGTGAAAAAGGACGATGAACTCATAGAGAAACTCGCGGACAAGATCGACGGCTATGCCAAGTCGATGTCGGAATCCCTGATCGATTTCGCGACCGGCGCGCAGGACGCCAAGCACTCGTTTTCCGACATGATGGCTTCGATCCTGCGCGACATGGCGAAGATGGCGACGCAGATGCTCATCATGGAACCCATGATGAAGCAATTCAAGGATTGGCTGAAGACCGTCGATCTTGCGGGGATGCTCACGCCATCGAGCGGACTCGGAGCCGACGTGCCTCCTGGAGGTCCGTGGGCCAAGGGCGGCGTGTTCACGTCGTCGCCGTCGCTGTCGCGATACTCGGGTGGCGTCTACGACTCGCCGCGCGTGTTCACTTACGCCAAGGGCGCGGGCGTGTTCGCGGAAGCTGGACCGGAAGCGATCATGCCGCTAACGCGCGGACCAGACGGATCGCTCGGCGTGGATGCGAGCGGCTCGGGCGTCGTCGTCAACGTCTACAACGAATCGAAGGCGGAAGTCACCACCCAGACGCGAAACGATGTCAATGGTAGGCGCGTCATCGAACTCATGGTGAAGGACGCCGTGAGCGCGGGCTTCCGCTCGGGCGCGTTCGACGGCGTGATGGGCTCGACCTACGGGCTGAACCGGCAGGGGGCGCGCTGACATGCCAGCCAATCCGTGGCCGCCGAATATCAGCGAGGCATTCACCTCGGACGCCTTCAGCGAGACGCCCCAGGAGGTGACGATCCGCAGCGACATGGACACCGGCCCGCCCAAGGTGCGCCGGCGATTCATCAATCCGGTGCGGACCTACGAGTGCAACATCGTGCTGCGCGACGCCGCCGAGTATCAGAGCCTGCGCGACTTCTACTACATCACCTGCCAGGGCGGCACCGACACGATCTCGATGGCGCACCCGATCACCGGGGCAATGCTGCTCTTCCGCTTCGCCTCGCCGCCCGTCTACACCGCGCTCGGCATCGCCTGGCGCGCGGCGTTCCGGCTCGAGCTCCTGCCGTGAGATCGCTTTCCGCCAATGCCGTAGTCCAGATCAATTCGC